TGACCAAAGGATGTTGAACTTCATCCTTGGCATCTCTACCGCATCGCGCTCATCGCGGTAGCGCTTGATGATCTTATGGCCTCGCCTATCCCACTTGTCAAAGACCTTTTCAGCGTTTGCTATCTGGTCGTGCCAATACGGGCCAGGGTCTTTGCCCTCGTAAGCGCCTGTGTCTTCGTAAGCCATCAGAAGCCAGCAGCAAAGAAGAAGGTCACATTAAGCGCAGACCCTGCAATTGTTGCGTGTAGGCTAGTTCCAACATTAGCAGGGAATTGGTGAAAGCCAACGGCTGGCGTGATTGTCCCCGCCATAGCTGTGCCGCCTGATCCACCATCTTTAAGCACCAAAGTGCCTGAGCTGGTGCTATTGACATAAAACCCAATGAGCTGGCATGGGCCTGTGGTCACTGCGCCTGTTTCGGTGATGTTTTTGTATGCACCGCATTCTGCTACTGGCTGGCTCATATTCGCTCCTGTTTGTGAGTAGTCTCAAAGTCCCACATCTCATCGAGAGTAATGGTTTGCAGGGTTTTGCCTTTAGGTGGCACAAGGTCTTTGTTCTCTTGCCGGTAGGCCACTGCTAACATTCTAAACGCATCAGCAGGGTGTGAGCACCAATCATGGCGAGGATTTTGCCTAAAAGTCTTCTTATCCTCATCATATTCCCTTTGGTACTGCCTAAGTGCCTCCAGCCCCTCATCGCAGCTAGGATCAAAATAGCACTTTGGCAAGATCAAACGCACCGCTTGAATGCCGTCCTGAATGCCGATGTCAGGCACGATTGCCAGCTTTTCCATACCCAAGTGCGCTGCCAGTTGCTCAACAATCGATTTACCGCCTGATGCCAGCGTCTTGGCCCGTGCGTCATGGGGCAAATAGTGCTTGGTGTAGCGGTAGCCCTTGCCAATGACCATAATCGCAATTTCCTCAATGCTTGCGCCTGAAACTGCGTAGTAGTCCATGACCCTGATCTCGCCCCTGACCACCTGATAGAACCAGACCGCCGTGTCATCCCGATAGCCCAAATCCCATGCGGTAAACACTGGCGATTCAGGATCAAAAGGTAAATCCCTAATTCGGCCTTCCGCATCAGCCAGCCGCATCTCTTGGCCGTAGTAAGCCCCAAGGATGGCGGCATCAAAGCTGCACTCATATTCTTGGTCGTATTGGTCTTGACTGACCTGTTCCCGTGCATCCTTCAGCTCAGAGTCAGGCAGCAGCTTGGATATTGAGGCTGGCAGGCGGGTCAGAAACCAGCCTGGCGTTGATTGGCTGACCTTGTAAATGTCATGGAACTGGTTTTTGCCTTTGGGAGTGCCGCCAAAGACTGCCCAGCCCAGCCGGTCTGACAGTGTTGGCCGTATGACATTGCCCCAAACGCTGGGTCTAAAGTCGCCATATTCGTCAAGGTAAACCCCATTAAAGCCCAGCCCCCGCATGGCATCAGCGTTGTCAGCGCCAAACAGCATGATCTTTGACCCGTTGACCAGCTCTACCAGCAAGTCAGCTTCGTTGGTGTTTTTGGTGATTGGGCCTGCGTAATGCTTGAGGTAGTCCCATGCCACCCGCTTGGCCTGACTACGGAACGGGGCAATGTAGGCGTATTGAGCCATCCTGTTGCCTTCAGTGATTGCCCGTTTAATGATGTCGTTAATGGCTGCGACTGTTTTTCCTGCCCTCCGGTGAGCCACTAAACAAGCCCATCGCTCTGTTCTGCTGTGGAACGGCATGAATGCGTCCCGTGGGCTGTAAGGAAGGACTACTTCCCGTTTGCCCATGTGACCACCATTTCAATTGGGCCGTCATCTGCGCCAGTGTGCTCTGTCCTTGCCAGCTTAGGGACATGGTACTCAATCACAGACTGAAACAGCTCAAAAGCCTTAGCTGGGTTTGGCTTAACATCATGGGCTGGATCGCCGTTAGCGACTGCATCAAGCCATTGGGCTAGTCTAGGTGCGTTATCGTCAACAAACAGCGCTATGGCCTCTCTAGCCTGTGCTGTGACCTTGTTTGGCGTTCCCGCTACTCGCCCACCAGCTTTCTTTCTACTATTGGCTACTTTAGTTGTGTCTGTAGTCATTTGGCACTCTTTTCTGCATTGCGCTCCAGAATTGTTAAGTTCTTTTCCTCGCCAGGAAAGGTGACAAAGTTGCGTGTGCCTTCACCTTTAGCGCGTGAGCCTTCGTCAAGGTATTTGATGCCAGGAATGCCAGCTTGGCGCAAAGCAGATTCCGCTGATCTAAAGCCAGGCTCATTCCTTTGATTGGCAATCATATTCAATTGATCCAACATGGCTCGACCAGTAGCACGGCTGTTTAGTGGGTCAACAAATTTGCCATTTATGTAGCCACTAGGGAAGGCTTTTGCAATGATGTCTCGCACATAAGGGTCTTGCTTACTTAATGGCTTGTCGTAATCCAACATCTTGGGAATCATCTCGTCTGGCAGGTCTACTTTGTAAAGATTTCCTACAGAGGTCGAAACTTTATTCCGATCGGTCATAAGTTCATCGTAGCGTTTCGCAGCATCTTCGCCAACATTGGATTTGAATTTTCTATAACCGCCGCTTGAATCTGATTCCATCACTTTTGAAAGACGCGAAAGTTCTTCATTCATCTTTCTAATTGATGTCATGTCTTTAACATTTTTTGCATAACCACCAGCCACTGCTGGATTTTCAGCCGTATAAATCCCAAGCCCGTAAGCCTGCGCTCCCTCACCCGTGCCAATCTTGGACGCATCAAACTCGCCAAGTGGGTTGCGCTCTGTTGGCGGCAATGTGTGTGGTGTGCCGTGGTAGACATCAAGGGTAGGCATCAAACCGCGCCGCATCAGGAAATCTTCAGCCATATTTGCCGCTGTCGGGCCAAGCGCTTGAACCCCCGCCTTAGCCGCCCTGACTGCTGGCGCTGGGTTTAACGGCACAAACGATGCCGCCTGGTTTGCTACTTCACCGGCTCTGGATGTTGGCTTCAATGGCAGCGTTTTAAGGAATTGCTCTGTGTCAGGGTACTTGTCTTGGCCCATCACGCCCTGCATGGCTAATTGAACAGCCCTAACAGGCGTAAAGGCGCTGGGCTGGTTAACAACATCGCCAAACATCCCCAACAAGCCAGCCGTGCGCCCCCGCATCACATCCACGGGCAAATTGGCAGCGTCTTGAGGGTTGCCGGTGTTGCCCCTGAAAGCCTTGGGATAGATGCCAAACGCAGGGTTTAACGCTTGGGCAAGTTCTTGCTCAGTCGCCATCTTGCTCTTTCATGTTGATGAGGCCGTTTAGCATTCTGCTTCTAGTGCTGTGCCAAGGCTTGCTGTGGTCGCAGTCTTTGTAATGGAAAAACTCCGGTATGCCCAAAGTGTAGTGCGCTATCTTGGCATTGGGGTTGTCTTGCTCACCCACCAGCACATTCCATTGTTGAGGCAGCTCACCAATTAGGGAATCGGGCAGCCAAGTAAACCGATGCAAGTCACTGCCGCTGTGGTCATCAATGTAGTCTGGGGTTAACACATTGTTCCGAGGATGCTCACAATTCCACAGGATTAGGCTTGACCAGTTCTTCCTAGGGTAGTCCTCGTTCTTGGCCTCCATAGGCGTGTTAATGTACTTTCTGGGGTGCTTGGTCTTGTAGTCGTGTTTAACGACCTGTACAGCCTTTGTGGGGTCAAATAGCTTGTTTAGATCATCTATGTCACCCAGCATCAGCATGTCTGAGGCATCCATGAAGATTGCCTTGCCCTTAAACCCTGTGAAATACGGGACTAGAAATCTTTGATAAATGAAGGCGTTTGAGCCGTCCCGCTGCTTGCCAAAAAATGGAGTGATCGCTACTGGCTCTTTGGTGCGCTCAATCAGGCTTTGACAGAAAACATGAAAGCCAACAGCCTCCCTAGGGTCGTAGCCTGCAAAGATGCGGATCATTTCAGTGTTAACTTGTACAGTGTCGAGTCGATCAGGGCAGCGATCTCATCAATTATGTTCTGTAGCTGGCTGTCATCTGGCATTGCTTTTCTGTTCTTCTTTACATAGTCACAAATGCTCTCAAGGTAGCGCACAGGGTCTTTAGCGTTGTGGAAGTTCTCAGGGAAGGTCTTGATCTTCTGGTACGCACCAGAGTAAGCCTCTGCAAAGTTGTCCACCAGCTCAATGATTTCTGTGTAGTAGCCACCTAAAGCCATGTGAACAGCAAAGGAATCTGTGGATAAGTGCATGAAATGTGTGACTGTCCCACTGTGCAGCAGGGTGGAAATGAAGTCAGCAACATCTTTATCTTGAGCAGCCATGATGAATTCTCCTTGTTTTATTTTAGCATTTCCCATAGGACAAGCCAAGCGGATGATACCCCCGACTTCAGCCATCTTTTACGACTACTGCACCCTTAAGGGCTAGGTTCAATTTCCAAGGCGACCATCAAGCATGGCCTAAGCTCCACATCACCACGTTTGCCTTGTTCCTGAGATACCCCTAGCAAGTTCTCGCGCTGGCTTGTCAGTAAGCGCATCGCTTTCATTGATAGCCACCGCGACATTGGTGCATTGTTTCGTCATCAGCAATCAGTACTGG